GAGGACGACGGTGCGCCGCTCGTCGCGGAATCTAAAGGGCCGGCGACGGGCACCTCGCGAATGACCTTCGTCTCGTACCACTCCGCCGCGCCGCAGCCTACGAGCTGCCTGGCGTGGTCTTCCGGCAGGTTCAGGACATTCCCGCGGCGCAGGTTGCCGTAGGTCGAGATCATGTCCTGTTTGATGCGTATGGCTGGCATGGAGAAGGCGGCCCGGTTGCCCGGGCCGCCCCTGGTTGCTTCAGGTCAGGTCGATCAGGTCACCGGCGAACCAGCGCGCAGGCCACCCGCAACCACCGCTGCCGGCCGGTATACGGCCAGCGCCGCGCGGAGTTCCGCACGAACGGTGATGAGATTCTTCTGCACGTTGGTGTCGTCCTGCTCGAACATCTCGACCACGGCGCCGGTGCGCATGAAGAGCTGGCAGGCGTCCGCCGCGTACACGATGTACCCGTCCTCGGGCACCGAGTTCGAGACGATCACCGGCAGGCCCCACAGCGTCGGCGTCATGCCGTTGTTGATGTAGGACAGCGCGGCGCCCTCACCGGCGATGTATGAGCCCGTCTGCGACGCGGCCGTCTTGCGGCGCTCGAGCCGGCCGAAGTCGGTCGGATTCATCAGCACCACGGACGGCTGGTAGTCGCTGGCGATGACCCGGTACTTGGCGTCGTTCACCGTGTCGGACTCGATGTAGCTCGCGTCCGTCGGCGTGAACGCCGTGTAGTTGCCCGTGCCGAGCAGGCCGAGCAGGTTGCCCGTGCCATCGCCCGCCACCACCTGCTGCTCGAGCCTGAGCTCGACGCCGTGACGCAGCCGACGGTCGATGTACGACTGCAGCGCCGGCGCATCGTCGAGCACCTGCTTCGACACCTTGATCCAGTGGGCAATCGTGCGCACCGGCTCCTGCACCAGGCTGAACGTCAGCGTGCTCTCGGGCTTGCTGGCGCCCTCGGCCGTCTCTGCCGCCGCGTTGGTGTAAGCAAGCTCCTTCGTATATTCCACCATGTTCGAGCTCGTGGCCCCTTTCGGGATGGCATCGAGCACCCGCAGACCGCGGAACGCGCCACCCACGATGCCCGGCAGGCGATCCGGCGCAACGATGGTGTCGACCGGGTCCTGCGGAGAGCCGCCCTCGCCGAGGATCGTGTTCTTGACCTCGAGGCGCAGCTTGGACGTGCGGCCGTCCTTGTACTGCTGGAACATCTCGGACGTGACGAGCGTCTCGCCCAGGCTCTTGCGGGCGGGCTTGCCCTCGGCCTTGTCGCTGAGCTTCTGCTCGAGCTTGTTCACGGTGTCGATCAACGCCGAGTGCTTCTCGGCGAGCACCTTGACCTCGGCGCGGGCCTCGCTCGCGACGCTGCCGGCGTCCTTGAGCTGTTCCTCGTACTTCTCGATCGCCTTGGCGATCTTGCCCTCGTGGTCGGCCAGGGCCGACTTGATCTCTGCGATGTCCATGATGGGACTCCTGTTGCGATGATGAGTTACGCGACCTTGACGCGCCGGATCAGGTCCGCGATCACCGCGGCCTCCTTCTGGCCAGAATCACTCTGGACCAGGGCCTTGATCCGCGACACCAGCGCCGTCGCGTCAGCCCGTGAAAACCCTGCCGCTTCGCGCAGCAGCTCTTCGATCTCCTTGAGGCTCTGCACCGCATCGAGGGCCGCCTTCACATCGGCAATCTTCGCGGCCAGGTCTGCCGGCTCCTCGACCACGCTGATCTCGACCAGGTGGATCTCCTTCAGGAGCCGTTTGCCATCGGCCTGGTTCTCGATCTTGACCGGGACGTACCCGATCGAGAGTCCATCGATGGACCCGTGCTTCATGCTGGCATAGACGTCCTCCGCGGTGCGGTGACCGGGGGTGAGCTCACCCGAGACGCTGAGGCCCTTGTCGTCCTCCACGATCTCGTTCCACTTGCCGATGATCGGCCCGAAGTGGTTCCAGCGCATGCGCACAGGACGCTCGCGCTTGCGGAGCGTCTTCTTGTAGGCGCCGGGCTGGATGGTGTCGCCGTACGTGTCGACGCCGTTGAACACCGACGCATACCCCTCGAACAGCATCGCATCGCCGGAGAACTTGATCTCGGCGGCCTGCAGTGAGATTGCCTTGCGTTCCATCTGGGATTCCTCAGGTATTCGTCGTGATCGCCATCAGCAGTTCAATAACGTCTTCGTCGTCGTCGCTCCAGTCCACCGCGGCTGCCAGCGCGAGCGCGTCGGGCGGCTCGGTCATGACCAGGGTGGTCGCCGCTTCGATCTCGACCTCGAGGCCCGCGCTGTCGCTCGGCTCGACGAACGCCAAGCCCGCCACCGCATCGGCCGGTCCAACCGCCAGGCGGATCTGCGCTCGATCTGCGCCTTCGACCGCCTCCAATCGCAGGAGAACGTCCGGTAGCTCGGGCTGGTAGTCGACGATGAACGGGGCTGGCCCCGACGGACGCCGAGCGGACTCTGCCGGCGGCTCAACCGGGGCGCCGATCGGCCACAGCCCGAGGTACGCAATCGCCGTGGCGCCGAAGCCGACGCCAAGGGTCGCGATGGCGCGCGGGTTCAGGCTCACTGCCGGGTCACCGTTACCGTGCCTGCCGCGGGCTCGGCCACCTCGAGCGTCCAGTCGTCCGTGGAGATCTCGGTCGCGGTCTGCGTGAGCGGCTTACCGGCGGCGAGCCCGAGCCGCTCATGCACTTCTTCGAGCTGCTCCGCCTGGCCGGCGCTCAAGCCACTGCCAGAGGCCACCTGGATCAGGCCGGCCGAGTTGCCGATGATCAGGCTCACCTGGTTGACGTTCTTCACGTCCGCGACGTTGTGATTCGCGCCGACGCAAACCACCGTGTACGGCGTCCCGACGTCCTGGAAGGTGACGGTGTAGCCGTTGATGATCTCGAACGTGCGGGCGTAGGTGACGCCCGACAGCGTCACTGCCGTGTTGTGGCGATGGGTGTCGGGGAAGGCCATGCCTTCCTCGCCGTCCTCGATGTCCTTCAGCGCCAGGCGGAAGGCATCGACATCGAGCTCGTACAGGCCGCCACCGAGCGAGGTCAGATCGGCCTGCGGGACGGTGATGACCTTCGTCGACCAGTTGATCGAGAGGGTCATGTCACTCGTCGGGGATCAGCAGAATGGTCAGGCTGAGGCCGGTTGACGTGATCGTGGCCGAGATCGGCGAGGTCTTGTAGAGCGTGCCGTATCCTGCGGTCGCCCGTCGTACCTTGCCGACGACCGCCGTGTCCGACACATAGGCGAAGGTCGTGGTTGCGACGCCGCTGGCGTTGGTCAGCCCCGTCAGAATGTCGGTTCCGTCCGATACCTTCTCGATCAGCACGCGGGCGTTCTCGATCGGGTCACCCGTGTTCACATCCAGCACTGTCGCCGTGATCGTGACGGCGTTCTGTACCGTGACAGTTGCTCCGGCCGTGCGAATGCTCGGCGTGCTCCCGCCTCCCGTGATGCTGATCGTCATCGAGCCCGAGGCAATGTTGACGTAGATCGCCTCGTCGCCCGTCGATCCATTCGACGCCGCATAGCCCGTGAAGGTCAGGCCATCGAGCGAGATGTCCGCAACCGTCCCGCCAATCTCGATCGCGTGGCCAGTGCCTCCGGAGGTGAACGTGCTGTCGGAAATGAGAGCCGCATCCGCCGGGGCGGCGCTCGATACCTTCGTATTCTCGAAACTGCAGTTCGTCAGCGTCGCGCTGTTCTGCGTGAACGACCCGCAATCGATGAACGTGACGCTGTCCAGGTCTGAAGTCGACCGTAGCGTGACCGCCGCGTTGATGACCGTCGAGCCGGCGAAGTCGATGTCGGCTCCCGCGTCGTGCGTGCTCGCGAATCGCCAGTAGTAGCTCGACGGCGAGGTAAACAGGCAGCCGGTGAAATGGATCACGTCCACGTCACCGCCGCCGCGGTCCTGCCCGTCGAACTCTATGCCGATCTTGTTGTTCGAGACGTGAAAATCAAGGTATTTGCTGCCATCCGCCTTCTGCGGGTAGGCCAATACCTTCTTGTCCTCGCTGAAGAAGATCGGATCCACGCCACCGAACCGGATTGGCGCCCACAGCGTCGCCTGAACGCCTGATCGTTGGATCAGCGGGATATAGCCGCAACCATTGTTAACCACGAATACCAGATCATCAAGCGTCAGCGGCATTGCCGCTGCGCCGCCAGCAAGCGTTACCGTATTGATCAAGTACAACTCGTTGACCAACATCGAACACGCCGCTGAGTAGCCCATGGCTCCGAACTGCATGATGTCGAACGCCGTGAAGTCCGGCGTGCCGAGCGTCACCAGATCGGTGTCCGTAGTATCGAACTCGATCAGCACGTTGTTTCGAGCTTCGATCAATTCCGTTTTGCTGGCGAATCCTCCGATCAGCCACGCCCGGTAATTGCCTGACGTCGAACCGAACAGTACGTACTTACCGCCCTGCGCGGCGGTGCCCTGGTCCTTGTAATCAGAAGCCGTGAGATTCATGTAGGTCATGAAGATCAGGCCGTTCAGATTGGTCAGGTTGTCCGTCGCCGTCATGTTGATTTCGACGGAACTGTACGCGGTCTTGCTCGCCGCGCCCGCTGCCCTGGCCGAACCACGGTACGGGTTGATCCCCGAGTCCGCCGTGGTCGCAATCGCCGTGCCGGTCACGGTCCGTCCGGCCACCGAGGTGATCGTATTTGCGCCCGCGGCAGCCCATGTTCCCTTGTCCACCACGCCCGTTGAGCCGTTCATCGGGCTGATCTGGCGGCTTGGCGTGGTCGAAAGCGGGATGTACCCGTCGAACGCCTCGCCGTTGCCGTCATCCCTGATCGCGATGATGAATCCGCGCGAATCATCCGCCGCGCCGCCCCAGTGGTCGGGAGCAGTGATCGCCGCCGCGGCTTTCTGCTGCGTGTAGCTCACGCACAGGCTGTTGGCGCCAGCGTCACCCGCGAACAGGTTGACCCATGGTGGCAACGCATTCGCACCGATTCCGGAATCCGTCGAGAGCCCATGCAGAATCAGGCAGTTATCGTGCCCCGGCGTGATCCCGACGCCCGCGAGTGGCAGCGTTGTGTCATCCGCGCCGCTCTTGGCCGAACCGGAGACCGCATCGGCTTCCGTCGAGCCGTTGACGTTCTGTACCGCAATCACGACGCCGCAGCACGTCTCGGAACTCAGCGCGAATGTGACCGTCTCGGACGCACTCGCCGCCCGCTTGTAGTACAGACCGCCGCCGGCGCCGGCGGATGTCTGCGTCTGCCCCGCCGTCCAGCCGCTCGGCGTCGTGAAGTTCGACGCGGTGTCCTTGTTGACGAACGCAACCAGCAGGTCCCCGGTCTCGTGGACCGGCATCGCGCAGACCATCGAGGCCGTCGCAACCGCCTCGACCGTGATCGCGTAATCGCGGATCTTGGCCATCAGGCGTCCGAGGTGCGCACCGCCGTAGCAGACCCGCCAGCGGAACCGAGTGTGCCAGTCGACTCGAACGTCTTGATCGGCGTGACGCCGCCATCGCGAACCCGGACGTACAGGTCCCGGTCCGAGGCATAGACGGTTGTAAAGTACTCGCTCGTCGCAGCGGCCAGCTTGTCGATGTAGCTGATGAAAGCGTTGGCGCCGTTCGCAGCGTTGTTCGAGCTGAAATCGTGGCTGGTGATCGTGAACGTCTTCGTGCCCGAGTTGTACCCCGAGTAGGGGTGCCGGCTATAGGCCCCGTTCGCGCGCAGGATTCGGATCGTCCCGGAGGCCGGGGTATCCGCCGGGATCACCTCGTTCACCACGACGGCAGTCACCGCTGCGCCCGAAAGTGCGCCGTTCAGCGTGAACTGATCGACCTCGATCGATCCCGCGTCGTTCGGGGCGACCAGCACGTAGTCCTCGCCGGAGACCAGGCCGCCGACGGTGAAAGTCACGTAGTTCGGTGCCTGGTAGAGGGTGTTGGTAAGGTCGAAGACCTTGTCCGACGCACTCAGATCGAGCGCCTCGATGCCGAAGCCGAAGGCACCGATGATCGACGTGCCCGTCGAGACACCGCAGAACGGGAACGACAGGGTGCGTTCCGTGACCGTGCCGTTGACCAGGCACGTCGCCAAGGAGGTGGTGCCGGTGATCGTCTGGTTGTCGGTCGGGGCGACGCCCGTGAGGAGCTGCATCCACAGCTTTGTCGGCGCGGTCGGGCTGTTGATCGCGAGCATCCGGCCCGTGCCGCCCGACCACGAGATGGCCTCCTGGGCGTTGAACGTACCCGCCGGGCCGTCGACCGCGATCTCGTGCGTGATGCCTCGGAACAGCTCGCCGTTGAGCCCATAGAGCGTTTCCGCAGACCCTCGGCGGGTCAGGTACTTCATCCGCTCATAGAACTCGTTGATCGAGTACGTGTCCTTGTTCCACTCGGAATAGAAGTACTCGTCGACCGCGTCGTTGTTGACATCGATGCCGTTGTAGCCAGACACGAGGTTCGCGATCGTGGTCCAGGTGGCCACGGTGCCGCTGGCCGTGGCGTTGTTGAGGTCCGCTGCATAGGTCAGCGGCACGACGTTCACGCCGCGCCCGGTGCCCGGGACCTTGAATTCCGAGTACGTAAAGCCCCATTCGCGAGTCTGGAACAGCAGGCGGCGGCCGTCGATGTCGGCGGCGGCCGTCCGGACCTTGACCATGAAGCGCGCGGCGGTGCCAGTTGCGCTGTCGGGATTCAGTCCCTTGTCGCTCGAGCCGAACGGGATCGAATTCCAGAAGTCATTCGCGATGATCGAGCCGTTCTGGATGATTTCGACGTGCACGCCGGCATTGGCGACGATCTGGATGCCGTCGTAGATCACGTCACCGCTGGACTGGATGATAGAGCCGCCGTACAGGTGCTCCGCCGCCGTGTCGTCGATATTAAACCCGTTAATCAGGTTGATGATCGTATCGAATGACTTGTCCGAGGGGGTGTCCCTCGTGATGTCCATGTAGTCGTCGCCCGACGCGCTGGCATCGTCGGCCAGGTCCTGCAACCACCGGTGGAGCTCGAGCACCGTGTAGTAGCCGGCCCCACTCGCACCGTGGGCCGCGCCGATGTAGCGGATGTCCTTGTCATTCTGGATTTCGAAGTCAGTGGCGATCGTCATGGTCTACCTCAACCGTGCGTGATCCGAGCGCTCAGCACCCGCACCGTCTGCCCTTCGACGATCGCAAGCGCGTCGATCTTCACTTCTCCGCCAACGCGCAAGTCTCCGACGACGACGACGCCTGAGGCGTCCCTCATTTCCGCGACACTCGGCCGCCCTCTGGCGATCGCACGGGCCTTGAGTTCGCCCGCAATGATCAGTTCGTCGCCGTTCACCTGCGCAAACTCGATCGGCAGGCTCGCCAGCAACTTGCGTCCATCAGAAAGCACCGCCAGCGATCCGCCGACGAGCTCGTCAGCAACCAGCTGCAGGCGCGCGGTACGAATCCGCGGCGCATATTTCAAAGGTCAATCCTCGTCGACCGGGCGCAACACGGCCACACGCCCGGCGGAATCGCGCTCAACTCGGTGCGCCCGCGTGGCTGCCAGGTGCACATGCACCGGCGGGGCCGGCTCTGACTTGCGATTCATGGCCGCAATCTGTTCCTGCAGCGCAGCGGCGGTCTTGGCTAGCTGTTCCATGTCCTTGGTTGAGCTCGATGGCTGATGGCCCGCCATGTCAGCAGGGATCATGTTGCCGTTGATCAGCAGCTGATCGCCTCCGGGCAGCGCAAGCCGGCCCTCCTCGGAGCGGGCCTCGTTCGGCGTAATGACGCCGGCATTGATGCCCTTCTGGTAGCCGTCCATTCGTGCGCCGAAGTCAGCGCGCAGCAGCTCGTCGAAGTCGAACTCCGCCTCGAACCGCCCGCGCTCCTGGTCGGTCAGCAGCGAGACCTCGATCGAGGTCTCGAAGCGCTCGAGGTACGGCCGCAGGCCGAGCTTGTACCAGCCTGCGATGATCTGCTGGATGCCAGATCCCCAGGTGGTCGAGCCAGCCGTGTCGTTGATCAGCACCGAGGGCACGCCCATGAAGCGCGCGATGTCCTCGATCTGGAAGCGCCTGGATGAAAGCAACTCAATGTCCTGCGGCGACATGCTGACCTGCTCGTACTTCATGCCCGCCTCGAGCACAATCAGCGAGTCCTCGTTGCCCTCGGCGAGATCTGCGAAACTCTGGCGGATCTGGTCGCGCTGGTCGGGCTTCAGAACCTTGTCGTACATCAGCACGCCGGCAGGCTTCGCGCCGTTCAGGAACACCTTGCCGACCTGCTTCTCGCTCGCGATGGCGATGCCGAGGGAGTTCCGGGCATGGGCGAGCGGGCTCAGGCCTATCGTGTTGTTGCCGAACAGCTTGACGTGCCAAATGCTCTCGGCAGAGTACGCCGCGGTGCCCTTGTCCGTGTAGTACAGGTACGACACGCTGCCGTCTTCGAGCGTGCGGACCTCCATCTGCGGTGCCATCAGTGGCAGCAGCGAGATTATGCGGCCGTTGTCGCCGCGCAGAATGCGGGCATAGCAGTTGCCGTGCACACACAGGTTCAGCGCCTGCGTGGCGAAGAATTCGTGGCGGTTCTGGAATCGGTTGACCCGACCCGAGAACAGCCGCACTAGCCAGAGGTCATCCGGACTCGCCGACGCACCGTTCTCGCGGTTGTAGAACTCGAGCGGCAGGCTCGCGCAGGTGTCGGATATCAGCCGCACACAGGCCCAGAACGCCGAGACCTGCATCGAGGTGTCGAAGTCGACAGCTGCCGCGACGGTCTGCGAGGCCTTGAGCGGCACCGGGTACTGCGTCCCGCGCATGTCGCGCGGCCCGTAGTAGCCAAGGAAGGAGATCAGTCTGTTCCAGAGGCTCACGCGCGAGCCCTCAGGATCAGCGGATTGACGAACGCCTGGCTGAGGTCGGGCGTCTCATCTCGCATGGCGCAGGCCAGTGCCGTGATCAGCGCCACGAACCCGTCGATCTTCTTCTCCTCTCGGTCCTTGCGTGGATAGACGTTGTCCTTGGCATCGCTCTTGGCGACCACGTTGGAAACCATCCACGACATGACCGGGTCTCCGTTGTGACGGAGCTTCCGGGCGCGAATGAGCGCATCGGCCTGCTTCATCGGTTCGGAGAAGTTGAGCACGGTCGGTCTAACCTCGATGCAGGGCAGGCCCGCATTCATCAGCTCGGTCACGAGCATCGTGGCCTGGAAGGGGTCGTAACCCAGCGCGATCACGTCGAACTTGGCCGCCAGGACCTGCAGGTCCTCAAGGATGCGGCTGAAGTCGATGATGTTGCCCTCGGTCACCTGCAACAGTCCGGCGCGCGCCCAACCGCGGTAATGGTCGTTGTGCGGCAGTTGCACCGTCTCGTCGGGCAGGTAGTAACGGCCGAAACGGGCGTAGGCGCCATCGTCGAGCGGAAACAGCAGCTCGAGGGCCGCAATGTCCACCTTGGACGCCAGGTCCATGCCGATATAGCAGCGGCGGCCGTGGAATTGCTCAAGGTCGATGTCCTCGCGGCACTCCGTCCATCGCTGCATATTCACGTAGGCGTCGCGGGCGTTTTCCCAGACGTTCAGGTGCTTCGTCTTGAAGACGCCTTGCTTCCGGGGATTGCCGATCGCGTCGCGCAGCTGGCTCTGCAGGAACTCGATCGACACGCTGACGCCGGCGTTAGGGTTCGCCTTGCGCAGCGCAATTTCGCTAGTCCAGTCGTCCTCCGGGTCCATCGCGTAGATGAGCCCGAAGTGATCCTCGCACTCGAGCGTGCCCTCGAGAATCTTCTGCACAGTCAGCCAATCGTCGTAGCACGGACCCGAGATGTCGTAGCCGGCCGTCGAGATCACCAGCAGCAGCGGCTGCTCGCGAGCGCCCATG